TTAGCCATAGTTGCAATTTTGGAATTTAATGTTTTTTCCCACCTTTTCCTACCCTCTTCTTCACCATACCTCTCTATTGCCGGTTTTAACCCATATGAAACAGCTTTTTTATTTCTTTGTTCCCATTTTTTTGTGCCAAGATCAATTCCATATTTTTTTATAAAGTTATTTTTATCCATCTTAACTTTATCTTTAAACTCATCTTGTTTTATTTTCCAATTATCCCCATATCTTATTTTACAAGCATACTCACTAATGGCATCATTTTTTAAATTTCTAACAATAACACCTAACCTACCTAACCATTTAGATTCAACATTGTTTAATATGAAATCAGTTATATTTAGTAATCTATTTTTTATAGAATTAGTATCATAATATTCTATAATTTTATAAATTTCATAATATTGATTTTTAGTTATCAAATGTTTAACTTCTTTAATTTTCTTATAATTAAGAAATTGTTCAATAGTAATTACCCCCATCTAATTTTATTTAAATATAAATATCACAAATGTTAAATAAGTTAGATGGGGGCACAATTATTTTTTAATAAAAAGTGCATCACCAACAGACAACCCACTATCAATGGATAATAAACCCCCACCTAATGTTGGAAATTTGTGTTTTGCTGACACTTTTATTTCCTTTCCACTTTTTGTCTTAATTCTATAAACAGGCTGTTTCTCAATAGGAAATACATAACTAATTGCTTTATATCCTTTATGTGTTAGAATATTATCCCCAACTATAACATCCTTTATTTGAACCAATCCTTTATTCTCAATATCCACAATAGTATCTAAAGAAACACAGCGATTTCCTTGCGTACCAAGCCATCCAGCAATATTTAACTCATGGCACATAGCCTCAAAATGACGTATAACAGATCCCTCGTTTTTCCAATCATCATTACCTTGTCTATCAGGCACAACACAATCAATATAATCCAATACAACCAAATCAAGTTTAATGCCATCAGCAATAACCTTTCTTATTTGATTCTTTATTTGGTTCATTGTCAATGTGTCAGATGGTAATTTCTTTAATATTAGTTTATTTGTGTGGGTCTCTTTTATTTTATTAACCGTTTCAAATACTATTTCTTTATTGTTAGGTAATTCATCTGGGGCTATTTTTGTCCAAAGGGTAATATGCTTTCTCTGAATAATTTTTGGGTTATCTTCAAAAAAGATATGCAACACATTATAATTGTTATTGAACGCAGTATTTGCAACCAAGGTCAATAGGGTTGATTTGCCAATACCTGGGCCTGCAAATATAATACCAACCTCCCCCTTGGCTAAACCCCCCTTTAAGAGAACGTCTATACCCTTCACGCCCATTGGTATGGGGTGTCTATAATCCTCATCTAATACACCAATCAAATCATTGAAAACTTCAAAACCATTTGTTTCTTTAACCCCAACTTGAAGGGCATATCTTAATAATTCTTCAAGTTGATCATAAGATTCAAAATCACCCTCATTGATAACTTTTTGTGCTTTTTCCAATACAATCTTAACCTCTTCTTGTTTGCAGAATTTAAGTGCCTTTTCTTGGACAAGTTCAACACCATCAAGTGGTGCTGAACTAATCTTACTTATAGTATCAATGACAATTTTTAAAGCCAATTCTTGTGTTATTTCAGACTTTGCAACAACTTCCAATGTTTGAAAGTTGGGGGCAGCATCATATTTCTTATGATACTCCTTAATCATTTGAATGATTAATTTGAAATACTTATTCTCAAAATAAGATATCTTAATAAAGTCCAATATTGCCCTAGCAAATTCCTTATCTAATATAATCTGATTGATTAATTGTAGTTGGAACGTCTGCCCCAAATAATCAAAATTCTTTGACATAAAAAAATTATTAATAGTTAGACAATAAATTCTTTTCTAAATACTCGTGTGTTAAATTTTGACTAATTAAAATGTTTGTTAATTCTTTTAATGTTTCCTTAATAAAATTACGAATATCAACTGTGTATCTTACCTTTGGTGGATAAAGTTTACCATCAATTATCCTGTGAGAAATAACTTGGTCAGAAATTTTAACATAAATATTAAAAAATTCAGCCTCATCTGTTGATGATGTTTCCATTATTGTGGGGTCATACAAAATATTATCTTTGTTGTCCACCAAATAACCAATTGATTTCATCTTTAAATACTTCTCCAAATCTTCTGAAAAATACTTAACAAAATCATACAATTCTACCGAATCTTTTGCATCTGGATTAATATTTTTAATGTTTAAAAACCTCTGAACAATAATGTTGTTGTTCAATGTCAATAAAAATTCCACCTTTGTTGTTTCATTCTGTTTCATAAAATGTTGTTTAATTATTAATTTTTTCTTTCTTTTCTACTCAATTTCATAAATGGTCTAATAAAATCAACCCATGCATCATCCCTCTTTGGAAGGAACTTAAAGAACCCATCCTCATTCATTAATTTCATTAAATTATTATAACTCCTATCTGTTGGGTCAAGTTTATCGTTGCAAACCTCATTAACCATTTCCTTTCCGTTATCAGTTATTAATGGATTTTTTAAATCAATTATTCTACCAATTTTATCAAAAAACTCTTCTCCAACAAAACCAGATTTGCTAATACCTAACACCAAATTATCCAGAGATTTATTCTTTTTTTCTTCAAGCAAAACTTTTGCCTCATTTAAAATCTCATCCAATTTATAATCCCTCTTCTCAAAATTAGGAAAGAATGTTTTTAATTTCTTTTCCCCAAAATTTGATATTCCATCAATATTGTCAGATGTGTCACCAACAATTACTTTGTAAATATACACATTATTATGGGGTATGTCAATATCCTTGAAATGAATCAAATCCCCATTCTTACTATATATCTTTGAACTTGGTGAATACACTGTAACATTTTCCCCAATCAATTGAGTTAAATCTTTATCTGCTGAAAAAATAATTATGCTTTCGCCTTTGGCTATTTGTGTATAATAAGCAATCAAATCATCAGCCTCATTCTGATTAACCTGGCATTGTCTAACAAAAACTTCTTCAAGATAATCCTTAACTCGTTCCCTCTGATATAAATAAGATTCATACTTATGCCCATCCATTGAAATCTTACGATTCTCCTTATATTTTGGATATATTTGTTTTCTTATTAAGGAATTCTCATTTCCATCCCAGAATACAACAACCTTATCATGATTATGTTTTTCAAGAAATAACCTAATTGTATTTAAAAAATGGAAAACCCCACCAATGTGCTTACCATCGGCATAGAATTCTCTTACTCCGTGGAAACCTATTGTAAATAGGTTGTTGCCATCAATTAGTAGGGTTTTCTTCATCTTATTCAAAAATTATAGCGTCTTCTTCATCTTTTTCTGAAAAGGTAATATCACCATCACCAGACAAAATACCATTCCAATATTGGGAATATTCTTTTTTATACTTTTCAATTGCCTCTTTTGTGTCTGGCAAATATCCTTGAGGTACAGCTAATATCTTACCATCTTTATATGCAATACCAGTAACGTGGTTTTTCAATATTGAAACTTTTGTTCTAATAGCATAAGAAACTGTTCTGCCGTTCTTTGTTGCTGTTATATGGTTAATGCCTGAATTCTTCTGATTACCAAATAAGAATATTAAAGAAGATGCCAACCAAAGAGCCTCACCGCCTTTTGCTTTAATTGTTGGCTGACCAAATGGAGAATCTGGTAATTCAACCCAAGGTTGATTGATAACAACCAAGGTATTATGGTAGGGGTAATCTTCTTTCTTTGATTTTGAAATCCTTGAATGTAAACCCATTCCAACCTTATCAGCAAGAACAGCAGCATTGTGCATCTTACCCCCCTTTCCATCAAAGGTCATCTTACAAGGTATTGAACCAATACTATCAATCAAAAATAAAACAGAATAAGGTAAATCTCCTTTCTCTTGCGCATCCAAAATTTCATTTATAAATTCTGTCATCTGCTCAATGTAATCAAATGAATCATTAAAAATGAAATCACCATCCCACTCACCATCTTCATTAATTTCAGCATTCAACCCCAATTCAACAGCATGTGCCCAATTCCATTTCTTTTCTGTTATAATAAAAATAGGTAAATGACCCTTCTTCTGGGCGTCAGCCGCAGCCAATATCATAGCAGTTGTCTTACTTGTATTGGAATGTCCCAAAAACATACTTATACCCCCCATAACAGGACCAGGTACACCACAAGCATTATAAAAAGCATCACCACAAGAATAATAATCTTCAGGCTTATACTTTGTTTTTGTAGAAAACTTATCCTTAATAGCATCAATACTACTCACTGATGCCTTTTTCTTTATAGCCATATTATATTTTTTTTAAGAAAAGATATTTTTTGCACAAAGTACCATAAAACAATACTTTGCGCAAAAAATCTATTTTAGTTTAATTAGAATGGTAATTCATCATCATTGTAGTCATCCTCAACAACCACATTCGTTTCTTTAACTGTTGCGTTTTTTGCAACAGTTGCCCCACCAAAGGATGCTTCAGAATTTGATGTGTTCAAATAAACATACTTACCTTGGGATTCATCCCATCTTGGGGATTCCCCTCTTGAAATTGCTTCAAGATATTCTACTGGTTTTCTACTATAAACATCTCTCCAAGTAGATTCATCGTCTACCCATTTTTTTACTAAATTAGCATCCGTAGATAGAGGTGCTGGATCATCATACATAATTGTGGAAACACTTGTATATTCCTTTCCTTTTGGACTTTTTGATTTCACTAACTCGATAATCAAATCTCTTCCATTATCAATATCAGAAATATCCCCCTTGTTTCTGAAGATTGGTATCATCTTGTCTAAAATACCATCCTTCTTATAATTGTGCTTAAATCTCCAATACTTTGGCCCTTCTTCTTCCTTGTCTCTATCAATAACCTTAACAACATAAAATAGTTTAGCCTTATAATCTTTAGCTAATTCATCATCATCTTTGCGTTTGGTTGCTTTCAACGCATGGTAAACATCATTCAATGGGGATGCTTCATTGTCATTACCTGCTGGGTCATAAATCTTTTGGTAATACCCCCCAACTTGTAATTCATGAAACCACGTCTCCTTAAATACAGATGAGCCATCAGTTGTAGGCAAAATCCTAATTCTCCTTTGTCCTGTGTTTTCTTTGTCAGAAAGTAATAACGTAAAATAACGTTTCATTCTGTCCTCTTGCGATAATTTTTGGGAATCCCCTTTTTGGTTTTTTTCATACTGCGCCATTATGGCATCTAAATTCGACATATTATATAGTTTTTGTTTACAACAATATTACATAACAATGATAGGTAACTTTATCAGAAAAAAAAAGGGGTGTTACCCCCTTTTTTATAAAATATTAAAATAAATTATCTTCTGAAATTATAATTATTATCATTCATAAAATCATCCTCTTCATCATCCATAGAACCAAATGAGTTCTTTATCTCATTTGGATTAATATTTACAACATCATCCGATGTTAAAACATAATCATTTTTTCCACTCTTTTCCATTTCAACTTGTTTATCATCAAAAAATTGAGATAATTTTTGATTGAATGGATAAGAATCGTAAGTTCTTAACTCAAGTTTCTCCTCTGGAGTCTTTTCACGATATTTTTCAACCTTTGAATCAATAGCATTTAACTTTTCAAATATACTATCCATTTTGGCTAATTTCTCCTCCAACTTGGTAATTTGTGAAAATAAATTATCAAAATATTCAGTCTGTTTTGATTCTATATTTTTTTGGCTGGTAACCAAATCAGTAATATCTAATTCTTCTGAATCACCCTCATCACCCTTTTCTTCACTATCCCCTTCATCATCAATAACTGTAACATCTTCATCAGTCTCAACATCAATTGGTTGTGGATTTGCTGTGCTTAAAGCATCTTCAGCACCCCCTGGTGGGATTGGCGAAACTTCTCCTGGTGGGGTTAATGGTGCATTTGGCATTGGTGCAGCATTTGGGTCACCCATAGGTGGTGGTGGTGGAGGTAAAGTAGCATCTTGCTCACTAATATATCTGTTGATATTATGATATCTACTAATTTCATTTAAAATTTTCTGATCTATTTTCATTTTATTAATCGTTTAATAATTCTTTTATCCCACCATGAGTTTTAACTTTAACTTGTCTGTTAATTGTTTTAGTTTCAGTACGTTCAATTAAACCATCTTTTTCTTTAACAACAAAACATTCACCTGTGATTAAATCACAAACTTCTTTTGAACCATCATCTAATATTTGTTCTTTTTTTGATGATGAATGCCTTAAATAACTATTTAAATTCTCAATCATATTATTTTATTTTACATATAAATATATCAATTAAACCAATTATTCAAATAATTTTAATTTAATTTAGGATATAAAATTAATTTTGTATAATTAACTCTCCAATATTTTATTTTTAATAAAGGAACATCAATAGAAAAAACATCACCAATAATATCATTATTATTTGAATTTTCATCATTTTTAACGAAATTACTATCACTTTTTATTTTTAACTTAATATCATCTTCTGTTAGTTTATATTTATTGTCGCTAGTTGTTGCAGATTCAGCAATAAACTTTATCCCAGTATAAGGCACCTTATTACTTTCCTTATCTATTTTAATATTAACTAATATTGTATAAGTTTCAGCAGATTTAACATTAACTTTAAAATCAGATATAACTGGCGCACCATCAAGAACATATAATTTAATTAATGTTTCCTCAATGGTTTTATTCATATTATCCAAAAATAATAATTCTTTTGGATTTTTAGTTTCAAAGAACAAATCTAAATAATATGGTAAAGTATATGAAGGCTCTTTTGGTATTCTTGTTGTTTTAATATTATTATATGTATATTCACACACTTTATTTAATTTAGCCAAATTAGAATTATTTTTTGCATTAACATAATTTGCTTCTTGATTTACCTTAAACTCTGCTGGCGGTGTTAATGCTCTCAATGATGCATATGCACTTTCTAATTTTTTTTCTAATGTACCATAAAACTTAGTTTTCTGTAATCTATCAAAATTGTTATTAGAACCTAATACAGCGTCATCAGCAGGATTCAACCCATAAAGCCAATATTTTATATATAATTTTATAAAATTAGTTTCAGCACCACTTTTTAAATATGATGCAAAACCTTCAAGTGCAAAACTCATAAATTTAACGTATGATTCAAATGAACTAAAAATAGCAAAGGGTGTTTGTATCTTTTCATTTTCAACACTCTTTGCACAATAAAATGTTGCTTTACCTTGATTAAATTGTGCTATTTCTCCCCTATCATGCATTAACCATACATTTCCAAAGTTATTGTGATTCGCTTTAAATTTATTATCATTAAAAGATGATAGATAACTTATAACATAAATATAATCAGCCAATTCACCACCAACCGTTTTTGTTATTCCAGAATATATCTCTGTTGCAGATGAATAAATAATATTATCATCCGTTATTCTTTCATAGTTAACATAATCTTCATATAAGTATGTTCCGCATATACTTGAATTTGTTTGCTTTGTTCCACTAGTTTGAGAATTATTTGTTTCACTAGATTTTTCTGTCTTTTCATTTTGAATAGATTTAGCATAATTACTTTCTATCTTTGACAACAAATTTTCATTAATACTAGTTAAGTATGTATCTGTACTTGGGGGTGAGTATATACTTTGTCTAGTTCCAGTAAATGTTGTTTCAAATGTTCCTGGCGCAATTTTATGTGATACTTCTGTAATGAAATAAGGTCCTCCAAACATTGGGACATGTTCCAAATTGAAATACATTGTTGGTTGAATTAAAGCATTACCAAAACAAGTTATAGTTGATTTATAACTTAAATTCTTATACAGATTAAACAATGATGCACTTTGCGTAGTTTCACCCCTACCTGAAACCAAATTTCTAACAGTCTCTTGTTGGATTAATGATTCCAATGTTGCTGTTCCATTATTCTGGTCAACTGTTACCCCATAGAAAATGGCTTGATTTCTAATTCCAGCATCAACCAAAAAACTAACGCATTTATTTGATTGCGACCAATCTTTTTTATTTGTTTGATCCTCCAAGAATGGTATTTTTGCTGGTTTTAACATATCAATTGCATCATCCCCATATCTAAAATCTTTTGGACCTTTAGGTGTTGTTGAATCCCTTCCAGAAAAAATACAAACCAATTTTGGTCCTGATTTTCTATAATCAACATCTGTATAATTCCCCCAAACATCATTGGCAATATCAGTAGCACTTTCAATTACATCTTCAATATTATCAGTTGGTGATAATGCCCCATAGAAATTAACATAAGATGGCATTGGTAAAACATTAAAGTTATTCTTAACAAGAATTCCACCAATGAAATTAAATACTGGTGTCTTTAAATTTGTTTTTGTCCCTACAAATATTGTCTTCAAATCAAAAATATCCACATAATATAAATCACCAATATTCCTACCACCCCTATCTAAAAATAAAACATCCTCAAATAAAGTTCTACTTGTAAAATCACTACTAGAAATCCACTTATCATTTATCGACTTAAATGTTTCATATAAATCATATTTAGAAAATTTACTGTCCAAACCTGAATTTATTGTATTAATTTCAACAATATCAATATTATTAATCTCTCTCTCTAATAAAGATAATGTTTCATTTAAATTATCTTCCACAAAAGTATCTAATGAAATTTGATAATTATTCAATAATGTTAAAAACTGTTGCTTGTTAAATAGGGGATTTTTTAATTTTTGTGTTGCATATATTTTTATTGGTTTTGCTAATGCAATAACATTCGCTTCGGTAAATTCAATATTGTTATCAATAAAGAAATCCGTAATATATGAACCATTATTTTTATAAGTTAATGAACTAATTGTTGAAAATCCAACATGTTGTCTTAAAGCCTTCCAAGCATTTTCATTTGCTAATTCAGACAATTGTAATGCTATATTATTTGGTAAACTATTTGCAACATATCCTTTAAATTTCGCTGGATTTAAAATCCTAGAATTACCCCCTAAATGACTAATTAATGAATTATAATAATATCTATCATATTGTGTTGGATTACCATATTTAAATAGCATATCATAACTCAAAAATCCATCCAAAAAGTTAATCATATTTTTATCTTGATATTCGGCAGATTGTTTGTAAAATTCATTTTCATCCAAATTAAGATGGTTTGATGGTACTTCCATCAGATTCCTAAACAATAATTGGAAATTTTTATATGCGGAATCCGGGTTACTATAATCCAATCCAATCAAATTTATCTGATCCTTATTTTGGTCAATATCATATATTGATTTGCTAAAATTTAAAAACTCATTCTCAAATAAATTTAATGTATCATAATCAAATATTGAAAATATATCCTCAATTGAGGCGTAATTTTCATTGCCAAAATTTCTTAATAATGAAAACCCATTTACATCCTTTTTACTATTAAGATATTCTGTATGATTTGGTTTTCTTAAATTATCTAATGTAAATGAATTATATGTATCTTGCATAATCAAACTAATTGCCCCATTATGTGCAGTATTTAATAATGAATCAACTGATGAAAAATTTGTAATTAAATTATTATTTGTTGATGGTAATACATAATATTTTGATGTTGCACTAAAATTTGCATCCTCACAATAATTGCTAAATGTTGAACTATCGTATATGTTTTTTGGAACTAACGTGGTGTAACAATTAAATGTTAACCCACTTATGTTATATGTTAATGTCTTAAACGCTTTAAACCCCCTTTTCTGATTTATGCTTAATTCATTATTTGTAAATCCAGAAAATAAATCATATCCATTTAAAAAAGCATTAAAATCATTTAATAATACTGGATAAAAACCTATACTAATATTATTATTTTCTTTTAATTTTATTGGTTCACTACCATTAATAATATATTCAAAATTTGAATCCGAATTAAAATTTGTTTTATAATCAAAATCTTTCCAGACTTCATCCAAAAAGTCTTCTCCAGTCTTAACCGTTTCTTTATACCTATGCCATATTGAACCATATTTTAATATCCAAGCGTATGGTAATTTATGTAAAGCAGAATATTTTACAAAGGTTGCAAAAACGTGCCCATCCTTATTAGGATTGTTATTTTGAACACCCTTGTCAATGAAAAAATCGGTAAGGGGGGATAATGGTAGCGAATTTAAAAAAAGATAAGCAGAAGCAATATATGGATGTTTATCTCCTGTTCTCCATTTATTAACCCCAACCTGAATGGCATTGTTAAATATTGGACCATTAATTAAAGATTTTGTCTGATTTGTTAAAAAATTATCTTGATATATTGAGCCATACATAAGATGTTTTTCTGTTGCAAAAAATTTAAATGGTCTGTTTGTTACACTTTCATTATATTCTTTAAAATTTGTTATGACATTTCTCTTCCTATTGAAGAATATTGTTTTTGTTGTATCATATTTATTAGCAAAACTATTATTTAAATTTTCACTAACCCATAGTGCATCCGTAAAAGGATAAGTAAAAGTTATATTATCCTCTGTTGGTGCTTTTTGAATTACCTCAACAATTGTTTTAACTTTTTTTTCATCTAAATTATTGGTAAAATTATCTGTTGTTAATTTAAAATCACCAATATCATATAATTTACTTGGATTGTTTAATATATCACTAATGTAAGCCGAATTGGAAAATCCATCCAAATATTTATTATATCTTTCAGATATTCCACCAGATATTTCTTCCAATATTGTATTATAATTATCATAATTCAAACCACTTACTGAAAATAATATATTTTTTAATTGCTGAATAAATATTACTGAATTGGTTGATAATGTATTCTTTATATTCTTAAATTCATTTTCTTTAATTAGCATACCAATCCTCTTATCCTTTTCATATATTGATGAAAATCCTGACATATAAGATGATAAAAGAATCCTATCCCATAATTCATAAAAGAATTTTGAATTTGATGTTAATTCGTATGGTAATACTTGAAATGGATATTCCATTGTAGTATGCACATAACTATTTCTAATAATTTTATCCAAGTCAAGCGCATCCTTTGGTGATGGCGTTTCCAAACGTTTTGAATACCCAGTTATATATTCTTCAACAAATTCAACTTCGGGCCAAACATCATAAAAATTACCTTTTGTTGTATTAACAACTGTCGGATCCCCAGGATAAACCAATTCATATTTATTCGCGTCTTTTTTGTCATTTGTCTGAAAAACCAAAGGCCAAGGAAATACAAAATTATCCTCGGTATTCAAAGAATTATCATCTTTTGCTATCTGGTTATCACCCAATACCCCATCTATTCTAATTTTGCTATCTCTGGCATTCCAAGCTTTTAAATGAACATCTTCCATCAATCTAAGAAACCCTTCAGTTGTTGCCATAATAACAGCAATAACATTCTTTACGGTTGGCTTAAACCCAATTCCCGTTTCTTTCTTTTCAATCCTTTTTGCCAATTGTTCAGACAATGCCCTCTCAATACCATTTAATTCATTAATGAATTTTGATTCCATTAAATTTCTTTCTTCAACAAATGGTGCAATAACAAAAGTTGATGTCGTTTTTGTTACCCCAGAAATAGTATAAGTGAAAAATATATTCTTCTCTATTCTAGTTCGACAAGTATCTTCAGTTAAAGAATTTAATTCAGTTAAAGAAAGAGATTTGTTTCTTATTTTATATGTCTGACACCAATCAATATCAGAAGGTTTAACACCAATATCAAATGTATTATAATTAATATTATTTTCTATTGCTGATGTACCATATATACCAAAAGTTGGATTATCATTTAATTCACTATTGTATTTTGATATAATAGTTTTTAAATCACTTTCAACCAAAAGTATCTTACCATCCTTTGGATTATCTATAATTTCTTTCTTAAACCCATATGCAGGATACTTTACCCCTGTCAATATAATAGGGTTACCATCCAAATATTTATTATACCAAGAAGTTATTCCCCCTCTTACCTCTTGATAAAAATTGGAAAGGAATTTCTTATATCTCTTACCATCTGTTAATTTCTGAACATCAACTTTGTTTAATGAATTTAAAACATTTTGCTCAAACATCTCAAGTTTGTATGTCAATTCAGCCAAAGTTAATTCTGGGAAATTAATATCAATTAATCCTTTTGCTTTATATTCTTTATATACCTCAATTATTTTCTGATAACCAAGTTCATTGTTAACCTCAAAAATTGTTTCATCATTTAATGAACTTTGTATTTGCCCATCTGTTTGATTTATTATATTATTTACTTGTTCTGGAGTTAAATCGGAAATTTTTGTTTGTGTTATCTTATATTTTTTTGCATACATATTTGGGCAAGCAATTAAATGACCAACACTTATATCAGATAATACATTATATTTATATCCCAAAAATTCAAGATTAACCGTATAATCCCCACTTGTAGTATTGAAATTTGCATTGAATTTTGTCAAAACTAATTCATACCTAACCGCCTTACCATAATATCCTTTAATCGTTAAATAAAATGGGGGGTATGGTAAATTAAAAAAGGCAGAGTAAGGTGAATCATTACCCAAACTAAATAACGCCCTACCTTGAATATCCTCCATTGTAATGGTAACAGTAGGAACAAATGATGAATTTGTTTTAATATCAATCATTTTAATACCAAACAAAGTATTATTTTCAATATTATCCACACCATTCAAGAAATAAGACTCTTCACCTTCACCAACCAAATCAATAGTTTTTTGATTAGCACCTTTATTATCTAATGAATTTTTTCCTGTAAATTCATCATAATAACTAGAAGTAAAATAATCATCTTTTGTATTTGGTTTTAAAAAATTTATAGAAGCAAGTTTAATATTCTTAATAGAATCCTTGGGTTCGCCCCCAATCAAAAGTTTTGTCCTTGGTATTAATTTTGTTTCCAAATTAGCATACATAACAAAATTTTCTGGAATAACAGCCCTGTCTATAACCTCCCCAGTATTGGTGATTATCTTGTTTGGATCGATATATATGACATTCTGATAATCATATATAACATGTACATCACCTTGTTCATTTGCCATAATAAAAGAAATAATTTTCTGCTGCGTT